CGTTATATACAAGTGGCTTAATTAGCGTAAACTTACTGGGTGTTTGCTTTGCTCGGTTTTACTCCATTACAGATACGCTAATCACATCACTTTCGGCAATACTAATATCCTTTCTGCAATCGTCATTGCTTACTCAAACTGTTAGGTCAAAACTAACCGCCACCAGATATATAACAATGCATAAAAAAAATAACTACTTATTGCTTATCAATTAACTTATAGTATTTTTCATCGTACCCATTTACATTCACTTTGTACTTTCTGCCTTTGTGGTATATTTTAACATCTTCGGGATTTTTAATTTGTCCGTTAGCGTATCTAACCATATCATCTTCATCAGGGTAAGTCTTTAAACATATTGCATTTGGCTTTTCCATATTTATAAAATTTAGTTCTTAATTTTCCGTTACTTTTCTTATGCTAAACGTTGTAGATAATAAATTTACCTACGTTTTCGCTTCTTTCTTTTCTTTCGGTTTTTAGCACAAGTTTTATCGTGCTTTTGTTGGTTAAATACAGGTTCTTTTGGGTTAACCCACATTTCAGGAAATTCAGGAAGTCTTGTAATTTCAAATACCTTTTCTTCTTTTGGTTCGGTAAATTGACTATCCACAACAATGGGTAAATCACATTTATTAGCTAATCCCAAAGCTGTTGTTTTACCTATTCCTGATGCACCTACTATTATAATTCCTCTTTCTTTTTCCATAATAAACGTGTTTTACCTTAGTCCGTTCCGCAACGACAACATAGCCGTTTCCGTTAGCTTTTCTTATTTAATTGATCTTTAAATATTAAAAAACTAAAAAAAAGCTCTACTAACATTAAACATATTACCAAAGATTGCCTTGCATAGTTTTTAAATATCTGCAACTCTAATAGTAAACTTGTACAAAATAAAACTGCAAAAGATATTAGCACAATTAGGTATAATTTAAAATCCTCCATTGATTGTTTTTTGTTTTAAGTACTTATTTAAAATTGTATTAATTGTAGATTCTAAAAGGGAAATATTATGCTCACTTTCTAGTTGTTTTTTTATACTTGGCACTGTATTATTATGCATTGTTGTAAAAGCATGTATAACTGCTACTGTTTTCTTATCTTGTATGCTATCCATTTTTAAGTGTTTTTAAATATCTAGTTTTTTGGTTATGAAACGAACTGTAAGAGGTGTATTTTTCTACACCAAATATTTTAAAATGTAGAAAATTAACAATATCAAACGCTGCCTTGTAATTTTTACAAAGAGGCAAAATTTCAAACCAGTATTCAAAAAAACCTTTATGAGTTCCTATTTTTTGTGCTAGTTTAAATATATAAGCATCTAAAGCATTTATAAATTGTTGATGTGTTTGTTGCATTTAAATTTTAGGGTTTTAAAAAGTTATTTCTACGCTTGGATCGTTATATTTACTTTGACCGCTTTCTGTTTCTTCAGATAAGGTGCCAGCTAACGCCATTATAGAGGCAATAATGCCATCTATTCTTTTAGTAGATTTTGATTTGTCTATTCTTACATTTTCATTAGTATCATAAATTGGCACACACCCTGAAAGCATCCATTTTAAAATTGGGTTACTACCAACTCTAAGCTTTTCAGATCTTAATAAGCGTTCAAACTCCTTTGTTGGACTAGTGTAATTCATTAAAGTCTGGGTAAATGGTGAAAGTTCTACACCAGCCTCTATTAAAGGAGTAATTAAACCTGCTGAAAACTTTCTATCATATTCTACATGGCTTGTTTTTCTTTCTGAGGTTATTTCTACTACTTTATTAAACACAATATTGTAATCTACCATATTACCTGGTGTAGCAATTAAAAAGGTATCTTTAGGATGTTTTGCATTGTCTCTTTTTAAATTAGCCCAATATTTATAAGGAACTCTATCTTCTTTACTTCTTTTTTCTATAGTATCTAAAGGGCAAAAAAACCAAACATCTAAATCTCTAAAGCCTTCTTCGTCTGAATCAGAAATAACTGCAAAAGCAGTTAAATCTGTGGTAGAACTTAAATCTAATGCACCACAATTGCCTAATTTTGCAAAATTTTGATACTGTATAGGAACCATGCAAGCATCCCAGTACTTAGATTCTACCCAAACAGTTGGCGCATCTACCCACATATTTAAATGCTTTGTTTGAAAGTTGGGTATTTTACTTGGCTGATTAACTGTTTTTTGATATTCTTTAAGCAAAAAATCCATAGAAACTGTTACTCCTAGGTTTGGGTTGGCTTTTATCCAATTTGCTGGGTCTTGCCAATTGTCGTTTTCGTCTAAATCATGAATCATGATAAGAAATGTGTCATCTTCGGCAACGCCTTCTAAGATATTAATGCAACTATCTTCAAAATTTTTGCAAACTCCATGAACATTTGTACCGGCAGTGGTTATTGTAGTTGTTAATGGCTGTAATCTAGACGCTGAAGAAGATTCTAAGTTTTCTTTTACCGAATCATCTTTATGAGCATGGTATTCATCTAAAGTAGATTTATGACTGTTAATACCATCTTGCGTTTTTGAATCTCCTCCTAGAGGCTTCATAAAAGCTGCCTTTGGTAAAAATTTAATTTCTTTTTGATAGGTCCTAAAGCCTAAATGCTTTAAAACAGGTATAGCATTTACAAAATCTGCAGCTTGGTTAAAACATAATTTTGCCTGATCTTCTTTGGTTGCTCCAATATAAACTTCTGCTCCTTCTTCATTGTCAAAAGACATAATAAACAAACCATCTCCAGCTTCTTCTGCTGTTTTACCATTTTTTTTACCAATTTTTACATATACATTTCTAATTAAACGTATGGTTTCTCCAGATTCATTTTTTGTTTGCCATGCATAGGTATTGTAAAACCTAAATTGCTGGAAAGGAGATAATATAAATGGCAGACCTGCAGATTTTCCTTTTGTGTGTTTTAGTATTTTTTCAAAAAAACGTATTACAGCAAAACCTTTTTTATGGTCCAACCAATAACCTTTTTTATCTGCTGAATCTATTAATTTATAAAACCGATCTACCGCCTGCTTTATACGCAACCCAGTAACTATAGCCCCAGACTTTACATCTGCTGCATATTGAAAAGGTATTGAGTTTTGTATTTCTTTTGGGATTTGCATTAATTTTTTTATTCTAATAAATATTTTTAAATTTTTTAATTTATTGATTTTAAGTGTTTTGAACACTTTAGTGTGTTATATTTGTTGTTAGAGTGCATTAAAACGCACAATAACATTGTATAAGTAAACATAAAATTTACTTACCAATAATATCTTGTAGTTTTTCAATTCTATTTAGCCACTTATCACGCTCATAGATATTGCTGCCAACTGCATAAATAAACCTTATGCCTTCTTGTTTTACTAACATTTCTTTTCTTAACTCATACTTTACAGCTTTTTTACAGCAAAAATCTATGAGCTTTCTAACTATCCATTGTTTCATAATCGTAAATTTTTCGTTTCTTATACTTAGCGTTGTAAACAATGCTACAACCTGTCTAATTCCTTTTGCAGTTTATCAATTTCTTGTATGTATTCAGATTCAATCAATTTACCAATAACCCTAAATAAACTTTCTGGTATTGTTACGCCATCTTCAATCCCATTGCACCGCAAATAAGATTCTCTAATTACCACATTTTCACTTTGGGTATATCCAATTTTTTGTAAATTATTTTTACATTTTTCTAACTTATTTGCTAAGTCATTTGCTTTTTCTAATGTTTCTTTTGTCATTTTATTTAAGTTTATTTAGTTAATCCGCACAGTGTACAACACTTTATAAAATTCATCCTCGTACCTCGCACGAAATCTTATACAAGTACGTTGTAAGTAATTTTTCAATGTCCTTTACCACAATCAAAACACACTTTATATCCACTTCTTTCTTTTATATTATCACTTCCACATCCTTCACACAAAAAACTACTCACAACACTGTATATAACAAATTGCTCGTCAGTTTCTTCTTTGATAATTTTTGTTTTTACTTCTTTATTTTGTTTCATT